GCGTGCAGACGGCGGGTAGATTTCACGATCAACTCATCCTACTAGACGCCCAGTTCGAATCGGTCAAACGAGTCATTGGCGAGGAAGCGCTGCCATCCGTTCTCAAAGCCGTTAACAAACTTAGTGACTGGCTGGCACGAAATCGAGTTGAGGTGGCGGATTGGGCCAAGAGCGTAGAACATGCCGCCGAGACGATTGTCGGCTTCGGGGTTAAGGTTGTAGGGGTTATTAACGCTATCAACAGTCTTGGACCACTGAAGTTTCTCATCAGTCCGGCACAAGCCGTTGTTGAGCACACTCTTACTTCATCATCGACATCACCTGACGCAGCTGTCATCGAAGCGCAGCGCAAGTTACACGAAGCAATCAACCCGGCACTGACAGTCCAGCGCACTAATCTCAACCCACAGCGCTTTGATGTGGAAGGGGAAGTACCTGAGCCGTTATCGCAGACTCCAACAGCGAGGGGCACAGACGCGGACGCGATCGCCAAGAAAATCCGTGATGCGTTTGCTCCAAAGGGACGGGGCGGCGGGGGCAAGGGTGAAGATCCGGCTCAGACTGCACGGCGACTGGCTGAAATCTCACTACAGGAGACGCTGAAGGGATTACAGGCTGAGCACGACGCGCTCCAGCGTCAACTAGACCTCAATTTCACCTCACGTGAGCAGTACACGCAGGATGCGATCAATCTCGAACTGCGCCGTCGTCAGGAGATGATTGCGGGATTGCAGAAGGAGTTGGCTGAAGCTGAGAAGATCCGCAAACCGGGCCAGCGTGCAATTAGAGTTGCCGAGATCAATGCGCGCATCAAGGAGGAGGAACGGCGCAGCGCAAAAGAAGTCCAGCAGATCACCGATGATTCCGCTGCCGAGCAACTGCGCATCGGCCAAGCGACGGCGAACTCGCAACTGAGAATAATTGACACCCAAACCGATCAAGTCAAAGCCCGCATCCGCGAGCAAGCCGACTTCCGTATCATCACCGAGCAGCAGGCGGCTGAGTTCGAGGAGAAGCAAGCGCTCAGGGTGTTCAATGCGCGCGAGCGAATCTTGCGGCAGGAGAAAGATGACGCTCGTCTTAGCGAGGAAAGACGTAACGAGGCGCAGAACAAACTCGATGAACTCGCAGCTGAGCGCAAAGCGTTCCTTGAAGGTAGTAGTCGCGCGATTGCCGCCGCGATTCGTTCTGACGCTGAGCACGTGATCCAGTTTGCGACACAGATCAGAGACGTGTTCCAGCGCGCGGCTGATGTGCGGCTTGAAGCAGGCGAAGCGAACCTTGAACCATTGCGTAATTCGATCCTTACTCGTCATCAACTCTGGGACGCGGAGTTACAGTTCGAAATCACGCGTGAGGAAGATCGGCATGATCGAGTCGTGCAGGGATTTAAGGACGAGGCCGATTTAGCGCGCATTCGTATCAAGAACGCAACGGAGTTAGCTGCGACTCTGGCTGGTATTCATGCGCAGGAACAAGCCGAAGCCGAACTCCACCAAGCTCGACTCTCGCAACTCGCCACGCAAGCCGCGGAACAGCGTCGTCAGGAGTTGTTGCAAGTGGCGGATGATCTCTCCTCGATTGCATCTGATATCTTCGATGCGATTGGTAAATCGAGTGATGAATTCTGGAAGTCGTTGAAGCAATCCGCGACGAACTTTGCCAAGCAGATTCGTGACGAACTGTTCAAGGGGTTACTGGAACGCCTCATCACCGGACAAGCGCAGGGTGCGGAAGGGTTGATCGGCATGATCATCAATCCCCTACTCGGCGTGCGTGGGCCACATGCAGAAGTGGCTGACAACACCAAAGCGACTCGTGACAATACTGCTGCGCTTAACGCTCTCACCCGCACAATGGGCGGCACGGCAGCGGTGCCAACTGACATCGCGGGCGGAATTAGCATGGCACTGCACGAGCTTGGTCATGGAGTTGGTGATCGAATCTCGTCTGTGTTCAGCGGCATCTTCGGCGGCGCGAGAGCAGGTGGTGGTCCGGTGGACATGGGACGGATCTACCAGATCCATGAGAAGGAATTCTTTCGCCCTAACGTAAGCGGGAAGATTTACAACTTGGACCAGATGAGCGCGGTAGTGGGTAAGTCAAGTGGGGAAGTGCGAACAATTGTGGCGCTGGGGGACGACGCGGTGGGAGAAGCAATGGAGTCACATCGACTGACGCCGCAGGGGAGACGAGCGCAGATCGTGCGTGGGAGATGGAATCGTAAAGTTAGAGGATTGCAGTTTACATGAGCATCAGTGACGAAGCAGGGGCAGATCTACTGAATCTGGACTTCAACGGCACTAGCTACAGTCCACCTGCGACGTGGTACGTTGGATTCAGGGGTGGGGGTAGCGAGCTAAGTGGCAATGGCTACGCGCGTATCCCACTCACGGCGAACTCGACTAACTTTCCCGTGACTGCGACAAAGGTGATTAGCAACGGAGTTGAGTTCGAGACTCCTGTCGCAACTGGTGGCGACTGGGGACAGGCGGATGAAGTGGGATTGTGGAGTGCGTCAACAGGAGGCAGTCCGAGATATTACGATCTGCTCGATGCGCCGTTCACTGTGCTGGATGGAAGAAAGAGGACATTTCCGGTCGGATCTCTGACGATTAGGCTGATATGACCTACCCGAGCATTGAACAATCCGAATACGATGCCGCGCAAACTTTTCTCTACGAATTCCGTGGCCCGTTCGGCACGTACAGGTGGACCAACGCGCCTGTCGCTATCGACGCCACAGTCGCTACTGTCTTAACTCGCTTCCTGCACCCACGCGGCGGTATCTCGCACAACGATCCGACAATGTCTCCGCAGGCTGATCGAGGGAATCTGGAAATCACCGTCAGCCATCGTAACCCGATCATCCGCGCACATCGCGAGTTTCCTCCGGCTGGCGATACCGAGGTGACAGTCTGGCGACAGAACGAGATCGGTGGGGACGTATTCGAGATCTGGTCCGGGGTAGTGATTGAGACGCCGATTGCTGGCTCAACCGGAATCATTCGCTCACAGCACTGGGCCGCGGTGGTCGCAGGGAGTGAAGGACTGAGTGAGAAGTGGGCTCCGACTTGCCCGTTTATGACTTACCAGTTTCCTTGTCCGGCGCAGATCGCGAATCACTCGACAGCGGTAGCGGTGAGTGCGATCGGTACGGCAGACTTCACTGTCACCGTCACTGGGATTACGCAAATCGACCATTGGTTCAATGCGGGTGTGTTTGCAACTGCGAATGGGGACAAGCGCTTCATCCTTGACCATACTGGAGACGTGCTCACGCTCTTGCAGAACTTCCCTGTGTCATCATTGAAAGTGGGAGACTCAGCCACGTTGATCGATGGCGATGATCACTTGTACCAGACCTGTCGCGATAAGTTCGGCGCTGAGACTGGCAATGGCGCAGCGTTTGGTGGAAATCACTTGCAGGCAAACCGGAATGTTCACGCGATCGGGAGGATTGAGGTTTCGTGAACAAGTTGAACCTCGACGAGAATGTGAAATATACCCATAGCATCTTCCTGAATCGTAACCCCATTTATCGGCAATGCTATGCCGTTCTGGTCTTTCACTTCTATGCGCGGCAAGGGACGACTGTTATCTGTTTCCATAACCTCAGTATACAACACATTGTCAAGGAGTGGTCAATCGGTGAGAGTCCTTAATTCAGGAACGAATACGCCAGCGGGCATCTCGCTAAACGGGATTAAGTTAAATCGCATGGAATCTCGTTTTCGTTCAACGAATCGGAAGGCATGACCACGCACGCTGATCAATTCACCTAATCCGAGTTCGCCGACTCTGGGAGGTATGGCCTGAATCGGAATGCAGATCATTTCAGTATGCGTATTGAAGAACAGGTACATGGTCGAAGACTGTAACTACATGAGCACTTTGGAGTCAATGAGATGAGCGGCGGCGCACTGGGACGGTCCTCGGGCAGCGCGTTGAATCGCGGGCCGACGAATTCGTCTGTCCTCTCATCAACCCTCCTGCTGGCAGGTTCACAAGCACTCAACATCCTGCTCGAACCCACCGGAGTCAAACGCGCCACGTTCAACGACTTCAGCGTCTCTCCGGGCGAAGCGTCTGACACCGTCTCCTACATCGCAGGCACAGTCGAAACAGTCCCCCATCTCGTCTCCTACTTCGACTTCCACAGCAAGAAAGTGAAGAACGACGTCTCGATTGCGCAGATGCTGATCAGTGCGGGACTGGATGGATTATCTGGCTATGTTGCAGGCGGGGGAACGTTTGGGTTATCGCCCGATCCCCCCACCGCCTACATCGGACTGGCCGAGGGAACGATACTGGGCGCGATTGTCGCAGGACTGGGCCAACTCCGCACCGCCTCCTATCGCTACTACTGCGGCTTCCTCTACGGAATTTGTCATGGTGTGATCGACGCAATCACAGCGGTGAAAGTCGACGAGCGCATCGTCAGCTTCGGCGCTCCAGCGGGGAACCAATTTCTCATCGACGACCCGAGCGCATGGGGTGGAGATCATGTCGATGGCGGAGTGTACGCGCTGGCTAAAGCTATCCCCGGCCACTTCTGGCCGACGCAGGGGGTTGATCCTTACATCGCCGCGCAACTGGGAGCGAATACGTCGTCATGGAGCGGCAAAGCGTTATTCCTCGTCTACGGTTTCAGCGGCTATCCCGAGTCCGGCTACTTCGCTGCGACGCCACAGGGAGCGCCAGCGGTCAGGCCACTCAAGCTGCGCGTCAGACGTCTGCCTAACAACCTCGGGGTGGATGCATATCACGACATCGACGGCGACGCAAACCTCGCCGAGTGCTGCTACGAG